AAGTAGGACTCGTCAGCGTCTGGTGTTGCCATTTTTTAATCCGGTCCTGCTGCCTAAAACAGGACAGCTAAGAGAATATACTAGGCTAGAATATCCCATTCGCCCGCCGCACCAGCTACCAAAGTAACACTTACGTTATCCGCTAATGCTGATAAGGTGCCATTGATAGTAGCTGCTGTTGCTACTGTCCAAGAATTACCAGATACGTTTTGGATACGCAAGATCTTACCTACGTCCGCCGCGACAGGGCTATGAAGCGTAATAGTCTTACTTGCTCCAGCAGTCAAGCGAATGTAGCTACCAAAATCAGCGGAAACAGTAGTATAACTATCAGTCTTAGATGAGATAGTAAGTTTGAACAAACTCTTTAGAGTTTCAGCAATTTGCTTGAAGTTCTCATTTAAGAGGATCTTACCAGTATCAGAATCTACTGAGTCAGTCATGTTATACAAAGCAAGCATCTCATAAGGAGTACCGTTTGCTGACATGAACGTAGTAGGAGAAGTTGCTTGTGCGGTTGCATCCGAAAAGCCGGGCCAAACTGCCCTAATGAATTACCTTTACAAAATGTTTACAGATGGGAATAATTCCCAGACGACTAACTGTGTATATGAGGAAAGTTTACTTTAGCAAACTCTCCGAATAATTCTCGTGCTTTTTTATCGTATGCTTTTGCCGCCTGCTTAGGACAGGCATGTGAACCTAAATGATAATGAACATTATGAGCCGTAATCTGTGCTCTATACTTTTTAATTCCTTTATCAAAATATACTCCCTTGTACCCGCTAGTATTCTTAGAGCTAAGTAGTTTCTTGTTTTGAGCGTTTTCTTTCTTAGTTGCAATTCTAAGATTCTCAAGAGAGTTATTTAGAGGATTCCCATCTATGTGATCTACTACTCGTTCTCTAGGAATATCTTGTCCTGTAACCTTTTCCATAATCCATCTGTGAATGCGAATAATCGCCGGGAAGTTAGTTACTGGATATCCATCTCGTAGATACCAAGTCATCTTAGATAACTCATCATAGTATTCTGGGGGAATAGTAATTGCTTCTCCCTTGCGGGTGTGCAAGATGCTTTTATCTTCTGGCTCAGGGGGGAAGTTAATTTTCCAATGTGGCCCTTTTAACTCCAAAGCCTCCTTATCATAGGCTCTGGCGGCTTCTTCTTCCGTATCAAACACACCTAAATGTATCTGCTGATAATTATGCCCTATCTTTGCCTGCCACTTATTAGCGGCAGTAGAAAAAGATACCCCATAGAAATTAGACTTTGGCTTACTCATGTGTAGGCGGCCCTTAAAGTAGTTATATAGACTCCTCAACATAAAGGAGTGTTCGGGCATATTATACTACAACATACATGGTAAGTCAAGCACTAATTTATAACTTTTAGACTCATCAGGAGGTTTTTAAGTCATAAACCTCGACAGAGAAAGAACTTACGTTAATTCTCTGTTTCGTCATTTTTCTATCACTACGCAGGGTTAGCTGGATTGTGATTAACTGGCTGGCTGCCCGCAGAGCAGATTCCAGTAGCCGGAGTACCGCACAATCGTAGGTTCTTTACTAGAACTACCATGTCGGGATTTTCGACCATGAAATCAGCGTCCCACCAGAGTGTGTAATCCCATCGGTCGCAACGTGGATTGCGTTCTGATTCGATGGTCAATTCACGACCTGTAACATAGATAAGGTTCGACAAAGGAGTGTATACCATGTAGGTTCCATCCGTTTCGCCGCCGCCGTTATCCAAGTTTTCTGGCCAGTTGTTGACTGAGAAAACAGAGTCGCCAAGAGGATCTAATCCTCGACCGTGGTTTAGGATTACTTGGTCTCCCAATCCCGTCGCACGAGCGGTCAACTGTTGTACCCATTTGTTACGGAGTCGTGGACCCATAACCCAACGGTACATATCCATTTCGCTCATGTATTCTACAGGAATACGGTTTTGGATTTCGAAGAACAATTCTGTAGAGATACCTGCACCGGCGGCGTCAATTACTTGACTCGAAGGTACACAAGATTTCAACAGGCGGATAAAACCGTCGTTAACACCCAATAGGTTGTTAAGTCCTGATTGGTTATCGCCAGTTGGGATAGAGGTATCACCCATGACCGCCGCACGTTCCATGTCCACAGCGATACGCTTTTGGAACTGGCTCATGACGGTTTGGACAATTTGTTCGCGTTCTACGTTGTACTTAACGAAGTCCGAGTCAAAAGAGAAGAAGCTGCCGTATTTTACCAAGTCATACGTCAACGCTGAATCCGTTGGGCGGCTTTCCACTGGACACGAGGTCGTGTGGGCACCTTGAGAAACAACACCGCCAAGGTCCAAACGATGGATCTTGCCTTTACGGTTGTCTACTCGCATGGTTCGAATGTTTCGAAGCAAATTCGAGGTATCTCGAACTAGGTCGAAAAATCGGTCGGACTGGGTGCGGTCCAACATCGCATTTGGGTTTGATGCTTCGCTAATCGGGATGGTACAGCCCTTCAGCAAGTCAACCATTTCAAGCTTACTCATTAACATTTTTCCTTAAAACAACAGGTGACCAAAGAGTTCTACATCGGTTTTTTCAGCCGAGTCACCCTTTGTGACTTCTTTTCGCTGTTCCCGAGATGTTAGTGGCAGTTTGAAGTGAGTTGCAATTTCTTTAATTACCTCACCCTTGATTGATTCTGCCAATTCTGCTTCTGGAATCGTATCTTTTTCATTTTTGACTTCTGCCAAACGGGCTTCAAAAGCATCAAACCTCTTTAGGAAGTCGTTTTGCATTTGAACAAGTTGGGCGACCAAGTTTGACTCGGTGCTTTCAGCAGGTTCCTCAGTGGTTGCTTCAGCAGTTTCTTCTGCCATTGCTTCCTCTGGTGCTTCCTCAGATGGAGAGGATTCAGAGGCAGATGCTTCTGGCTCCTCTTTAGTAGCCTTAAGTGCTTCAAAGTCTTCTTCAGAGAGTTTGACTTGTACAAGTTCTTGAGAAACTGCCTCACCATTTTCGCCGGTGAATTCTTCTGACTTAATGACTTCTTTCAAAGCACTTGGAAAGTACTTATCAAGCAAGCCTTCGTCAACGAAACAGACTCGCAAGGACTTGGCTACTTGAGTTTTTTCGCTCACAGTATTATCCTTAACTGGGGTATCATTCAGATCGCCGACTGGTTCGGCATTACAAGAATCATTATCTAATCTACACGCTGTTACTACAGATACATCGCCAAGTTTTACTAAGTAACTCTTGGTTACATCGTAGTTAGCTTGATCTTGTACTACAGCAAAAAAGTCGGTCTCATTCTCTGTCATAGAGGTATACTCTATTCCCCTAGATCTGAGATAACTCTTGGCTGTCTCAATGTTAGGGTAGAATGATTTTGCTAGTTTGAATTTGATGATTTCAGAAGGGACGTAATCTTCGTTTTCGAAGTCCGCCGATTTTCCAATCATAAAGACTGATGAAGTATTTTGTGGGATGTGGACTAAAGAAAGCTCTTTAAGGTCAATGGTCTTAATCAGGTCGTATTCCTTCCCGATATCAGAGCCTTTAACAATTTGAGCTAATCCTCTCCATGAGAAGGCACCCAGTTGGCCGTTTATCACTTCTTCCTTAGCCATTGGGTGGATAACTTCGGCTACTACAAATAGCCCTCTTGATCCCACTTTCAAATCTGGGAATTTCTTAACAGGAACTCTGTTAATTTCCTCTAATGAATTAGAAGATGATACAATGAACTCATCTCCTACTTTATCAGAGATAAAGGCCGCCTCCGCTTCCCTAACTACACCTGCTGATTTGCCATTACCATAGTTATCTTTGATAAACTTATGGTCCCGCAATAAAGTTCCTGTATTGAGAAAGGTCTCAATATTAAACTCACTGGCAGGGGCAAATTGATTTTGGCGATCAGGGGTCTCAACAGAAGCAAAACCTTTAACGAACACGGAGTTTTCTGACTCTTTAATATCCGCCGCCAATGGGGCAGAGAAGTCAATCATCTCGTATGTTGGTAAAGACATTAAGCTTGTTCTCCATTAGGATCTGGAGGAGTATCTTCTGTCTCCGTCGCGGAATCCTGAGGTTGAGTCGAAAAGTCTACAACAGATGTAGGTAATTCATTCAAATCTTTAATCTTTAGAATTGTACCACTTGCTCCCTTAACGAAGTTTACGTTTCCGCCCGGAACTGGAGGATATCCTAGATCGGAGCGAGCCTCGTTAATATCTATTACTCCAAGCTCTATATAGTTACGATGAACGATAGATTGCATTTGCATATCTCGAACATCGTAAGGATCGAACCTTAAATAACTGTGAATAATTCCCAAACCACGAGACAACATCTTGTAGAGTTGGTTTTCCCAGTATTTTTGTCTAGGAGTTACAATTCGGTCCTTGTAAAGTTCAGCTTGAGATAGGCCCTTTCCAGAGCCAAGTTCTGAACTCTCTGCAATACCTAAGATTGCAGGGCTTGTTCCATGAGCAACTTGAATTGCTTGGGAGTTTGCTCTATAGGTTTCTAAGAAGTCAGCTTCTTTACGATCTGCCTCAATCTTCTCAAACTTTACCTCTACTTGCTTTCCGCTGGAATTTGGCAGAGACAAGATCATAGTCTTGTGATAATTACCTCTGACCTCTTTAGAGAAGTATTCTGTAATCATCTTTCTGA